TCCGCAGCGGTCCACGTCTTCTCGAACTCGAACAGACGAGTCAGAACATCGTCTTCCGACATGTTCTCGCGAACCACAAAGTCCCGAGGCTGCCGCTGAATCTGCCCGAAATAGTGTGACCACGAATGGGACAGCGGCCCGGCAACCCCCTCAACCGTCCAGCGCAAACGTGCCCCGTCCGGCTCGTACGTCACCGACTCGACCAGCACCTCGAGGCCGTCCAGCCCGAGACGTGGTGCCGTGACCGTCTGCAGTTGGCCCGGCTTGATCCCAGGGCGGGACGTCCGGTACGACACCCGGCGGCCCTCCCGTCCGTAGTAGGCCAGCATCGACGAGGCCAGCGCGAACGCTTCCGCTCTGCCGTCGACGTCGGTGCCCGAGGCGACGTGATCCCAAATACCTGAGCCAACGTCCTCGACCGTGGCCCGTGCTGCGATCTGGTCGTCGTCTTGGGACACGATCACGGCAGTGAACTGGCCGACATAGACCACCTGAAGCGTGTCCGACGCATTCAGACGCTGTTCGGAAGGGTCCTGCGACACGGTCCGGTCGCTTTTGTTCCAGTACCACGAACGGCCAGAATCTATGCCCCGAATCCCGACCGACTGTGGCGAACCGTTCACCGTGACGGTCGGAACCTGCGCGATAGGGAACGCCACCGAGAACGTCTGTGTTTCCCCGTCACCGCGGTACCGCTCCGTTAGCTGGTCCGTCAGTTCGCGGACGCCTCGCAGGTACTGACGGTTCCTGTAGTCCGGTGCTTCCGGGATCGCGGTGAGGGTGCCGGCGTCAACATCTTGAAGGACACCGTCGCCGTCTGGTGTGACATCCCAAGGGGCGTTCCTGGCCGTGTACGGCAGGAACTCGAGTACCCGGTTGTCGGTGATCTGCCACCAGTACCCGGCACGTTCCGCTAGCGCATCCAACGCCTGGGAGCAGGGCACATAGTTGAACCCGGACTGTCCCGACATGGCCGGGCCGTCATGGATGGACCCTTGGACGACCCCGTCAGGAGCGAGGATGTCGGCGATGTCACGGACGATGGCCCCGACAGTTGTGCCCTCCTCGTAGCCGCGTGCGATCTTCCGGCGGTCCGCCAGGACATGCCAGTCCACAACCGTGATCCGGTGCCGCAACCCTTCGGTCGGCCCCCAGTACGACTCGGCCGCCGTCCAGACCATCCCGGCCGCAACCAGGGTGCTGTTGTGCCACATCTTGACCGGTTCGCCCCGACGGAAGTGGACCCCGTCGTCGGTGTACAGGTCGAACTGTGGGGCGGTCCGTTCGTTGACCCGTTTGGTGACCCGCAGCGAGTAGGACTCGAACTCGTAGGTGGTTCCGGAGATGTCGGCACGCCATGTCGCCAGACCCGGATCGGGTGTGGGGTCGACAAGGGTGCCGTCGTCGTTGACGAGGATGGCATCGGCGTCGACAAGGGTGGTTGTGGAGTTGACGAGGGCGCTCAACGCCAGCCGCCTTGGGTGGCGCGGATGCCATGCACCAGCGAGGCACCGACCTTGTCTCCGTCGAGGAACACGTCCCCGCCACGTCGCATCTCAGCCAGCAGTTCACGCAACAGCCGGTTCGTCTCATCCGCCGGCGACCGCGACGTGGCGGCAGTGCCGGCAGCACGGAACGACCCCGGACCGACGGCCAACGGAATCTCGGCCGTCATCGTGCCGAGCTGCTTCTCGACCTTGGACCATTCCTTGTCCATACCACGGCCGAGCCCGCCGATGATCTCCTCACCGATGTCGGTCAGGAGGACACGGTCCTTCTCGATAGGTCCCTTCAGGTTCTTGATCTGGCCGCCAAGATCAGACAGCCACTTCTTCGACGTTTCCCACCGTTCACGGAACCCGTCGAACAGGCCGCCCAGAATCTGCCGGCCCGCACCCTTCAGGATGTCACCCAGATTCCCGAGCGCCGACACCATGTTGCCGGGCAGGTCACGGAAGAACCCGACCACATCGTCGATACCGTCCGACACGGACTGCTTCAAGTTGTCCCACGCCTCAGACGCCTTGTCCTTGATCCACTCCCACAGCGCTTCCCACAGCCCGGAAATGACATCCCACGCCACCGTCAACGCCAGTTCGATAGCTCCCAACAGCGCGTCCCACAGGCCCCCGATGACATCCCACACTCCCGATGCGATCTGCTTGATGCCGTCCCACATGCGGGACCAGTCGCCCGAGAACAGACCGGCGAACGTCTCCCAAATCCCTTGGATGACCTGCAACGTCCCCTGGATGACCGTCTTGATCGACTCCCAGATGGTTGCCGCAAACTTCAGGATGTCGTCGCCCCACGCCTCCCACACCCGCCGCACGATCTCGGTGACCAGCCTGATGACAGCCTGGATGGCGTCCATCGCCGACTCGATGATGGCCTGAATCTGCGGCCACACCTCTTTCGCGAACGCGCTGACCTCAGCAAACACACTGTTCGTGTCGTTCCCACCGGACTGGAACATGCCGACCAGGGTGTCCCACGCATCCGACACCGCATCGAACACGCCCTTCAGGCCGTCCCACAGCGCCTCGGCCGCTGCGATGATGGCCGGACCGTCCTCCTGCCACCAGTCAGACAGCGACTCGAACGCCGGCATCACCACGTTGTCGAAGAAGTCGCCGATCCACTCGGCCGCGACCGCCAGCTTCGGACCGACCCAGTCGGCGAACTCCCGCAACGCCGGCACAACATGGTCCTGAATCATCGGGAACAGCCGTTCGGCCATGAACTCCATGACCGGGGTACCGAAGTCGCGGAGCATCCCCGTACCGGCGTCCTTGATGTCCGCCCAAGCGTCGGTGAACCGTTCCGCCGACTTGGTGGCATCTTCCGACATGACCAGACCCAGTTCGTGGGCCATCTCGGCGGCTTCCTCCATCGACAGGGAGCCGTCCTGCAGTGCCGGCATCAGTTCGCGGCCCATCTTCGTCCCGAAGATTTCGGCGGCAGCCGCCGACCGTTCAGCAGGCGACTCGATGTCGGACAGGGCCTTGACCGTGTCCGCCATGACGTCGCCGGTTTCGCGGACGTTCCCGTTCATGTCGAGGGTGGCGACCCCCATGCCGTTGAGCGCATCGACATACTTCGACGAGCCGGCCTCACCGTCGCCGATGCGCTGGTTGAGCCGCCCCACCGCCCGTTCCAGATCGGACGATGACAGGCCGTTCCGTTCCGCCCAGTACGTCATCTCCTGCAACTGGTCGGTGGACACACCCAGCTTCGGGGCGGTCTTGGCGATCTCGTCGCCCATCGCCGCCGTCTTGAACGCCGAAGTGACCGCCGCAGTGCCGAGCGCGACAACAGCGCCGGCACCGACCTTCCCGACCGTCTTCGCGAACCCGCCGATCTTGCCGCCCGCACCCTTCAGGGTGTTCTCGAGCGGGCCGGCATCGCCGACAATGTTGACGCGGAGGGTTCCCGACTTACTCACGTTGGCCCTCCACGATCCGGGCGAGCACCTGATATTCGGTCCACGTCAGACGCCAGAACACGTCCGGGGAGCACCAGGGGAACACCTGAGCGAATGCCGCCAACTCGTTCAGTCGGCGGCGACGGTAGGGTCCGCCTCGACCGTCATCGCCCGTATGTCGGCGATAGGGGTCTGGCGGGCGTCGTCAAGGGTGAACTTCGGGTTGTCGCGACGTTTCGCAACCCACACCATCGCCAGCAGCACCTTGGTGGGCGGGTTGTCCATCTCGACGATCTCGTCCCACGGGACACCGCAGACGTCTTCGATGTCGACGATGTCACCTAACGTGACCTTGTCCAGGTCGAACGTCAGCGTGGTGTCTTCGCTCATCGTTTCTCCGTCTTCGCGAACGCGCCGTCCATCGCCGCCAATGTCGCGTCGATCCAGGCTTCCTCGATGTCCTTACGGTTCCGTTCCACCGTTTCCCTGATGTACGGCCTTTGAGGTCGCCGACCGAACGGGTTCCCTCCTGGCTTCTTGCCCCACTGCATCTGCGGTGAACGGCCTTCACGATGCTTCCCACCGACCCGCAACAGCACCTCACGACGAGATGCGGACGCGCGGACCGACGCGCCCGCACCGGTCCCGACCGCAGCCGGATCAGGACGCGGAACCAGACGGTCAACAACGAGCTGGCCGACCGACTTGTTGGCCTGCCCCAACCGTTTCGGCAGATCCTTATCGGTCGACCGTCGGACCTCACGTTGGAACCGTTTGAGGTCTTCGGTGTTGACCTCGATCTTGCCGAACTTGTCACCCATCAGGCGGGGAACGCGAACGCGTCCTCGTCGTTGGTCAGGGTCGCAGTGATACCCGCCGCATCCGTCGTCGAGCTGATGACCCGGAACGGCAGCGCCTGCTCCAACAGTTCGAACCCGCCAACCTCCGGGGTCTCACCAACAAACTGCACGTTGAGGGTGAACTCGATGATGTCGTCGTCAGCGTTCTCGAACTTGGCGACCAGCGCCGTCTCAGTCCCTGCCGTGTACAGGTTGTAGTGGGTCAGGTCATCGAAGTCGGTTGTCACGGTCCCCTCGTAGGTCCGCAGCCCGATCTCGAGGGGCTCCACCGACGTCTGCGACCCCATCCGGATACGGTTCTCGATGGCGTTATCGCCCGACAACGTCAGATCCTTCACCGTCGCCACCGTCTGGGATGCGACCGACAGCGACGCCTCGGTGAACACGAACGGGGACCACGTCGCGTCATACGCCGCCGTCGCCAACGACGTCGCCGTCGTCTCCTCCATCCCCACCACAGAGAACTCGAGGGTGGCGATCTCACCAACAGACGCCGACAGCGACCAGGTCGCGATCTTGCAGCCCGAATAGGTGAACGCATGGACCGTCCCGCTGGACGCAGGGCGGCCGACCTGGATGGTCAGCGCCTCGCCGGTCAGGTCGTCCGGCGTGAACGTGTGCGTCCCGGTCTCGAACGCCACCCCACCGAACATGTGCGCGAACAGTTCCGCCACATCCGTGTTCGGCAGCTCCGTCGTCACCGAACCCTCAACCGTCTTCGACCCCTGCTTGGTGAGGCGAAGCACCTTCCGTGCGGACACGGTCTGCGTGTCCAGGTATTCGATGTTCTGCTTGATGTTCTCGGAACGGAACGGCAGGAACGTGTCCACGGTGACGCCAGTACCCGGCGTCGCCTCGGATGCCCAACCGATTTGGCCTTCGGCTCCACCTGGCATGGCTAGTTCTCCTCATCATCATCGACCGGCGCGAACCGGTCGGTCTGTTGCAGCAACTTGCGGCCGAGGGCATCTGGCACCTCGACGGTTCCGTCAGGTCCGAACGTGACAGGCGGGAAGTCCGGGTCGGACACCACCACCGTCCGTCTACGCAGATTCCGGATCAACATCGGTCGCTCCTACGTCAGACGGGCAGCAACATCGAGGGTCAGGACAAGCTCGCACGCCCAACCCTTCTGGAACGGGAACAGGGTGGACCCGACCCCGTCGACCGACACCTTGTGGACCTGCGGCCCCAACCCCAGCGTCCAGTTGTCCGCCAACACATCCTCAACGTGCGACGCCAACTCGAACGCTTCCGCCTCCGCGACAGCACCCGCAGAAGCGTCAAGGTCCGGACGGAACGTCCACACCGTGATCGGGACCGTGTACGACTCCTGCCGCTGCCGCCGGCCCGCCTTGATCGTCGGAATCTCCTGCTGCCCGTCGATCCGGATGTCATCCAGCTCCGGATGCCGGCCGAGGAACACCGCCTGCTGCCCCGTGTTCGGACCCGGCCAGCAGTACGTCACCGGCACCGACAGGGCATCACCGAGCAGTTCGACCAGCTTCGCCTTCACCGTCGGGATCGTCGAGGTGGTGCCCATCAGGCGACCGCCGGTGGCAGCAGCTCGTCAGACAGCCACCGCTTCACGTTGTGGGTCAACTCGTCGAAGAACTGCGGCTGACCACCTTCGGTGAACGGGTCACCGCCCCGAGCCCACGCCCCGCCATACTTCGTCCACAGCCCGACCAGCACGTTCGCGGCAGCCAACTTGAACAGCGGGTCAACCGCATCGGTGTCGGCAGCCCTCCCGGCCTGGTAGGTCACCGTCAGGTTTCGGGTTCCCGACGGCCAGCGGACGTTGTGCGACAGGTACGGGACGAACCGGTTGTCATCCACAAGCTCGTACGTTTCCGCGTCCACGGTCCCCGCAGCTACCGACACCGAGGTCACCGACAGGACCGGAACGGTCCGCAGACGCAACCTGGCAGCCCCACCGGAGTGTTTCTCGACCTTCTCACGGGCCACCACCGGGCCACAGAGTTGGTCGATACGTCGCGACACCGCCCCGATCCACAGAAACAGTTCCATGTCACGGTCGGACGCGCCCGCGTTCGCGGACTGCATGTCGTTGATGGCCTCGTACGCCTCAGTGCGGGACAGGATCGACAGCGGGTCAACCATCGGACGGCTTCTTTACGGCCGTCTTCTTCCGGACCGCACGCTTCTCGCCGGGAGCCTGAGTGGCCTGCTCCACGTCGTAATGCACGCCGATAGGTGAGAACAGGTGCTCCCTGCCCTTGAGGAGCGGATGGCCGTGACGGACCCGTGTCTTCCCACGGTTCACGATCACCTCTTGGCCGTCCAGCTTGCAGGAGAACGACTGGTTGGCGACATACACGTCATTGTTCGGCATCGCCGACATCCTCTCTCACCCACATCTGTTGCGGGTGGCCGTGCAACAAGACGGCCCACAGGCGGTGATGGCCGTTGAGCAACTCCCCGTCACAGATGTGGACGGGTTTGTCTTGATGTTTGCGGACGGCCCACGTTCCGTTGTCCATCGACCGGGCGAGCGCACGGATGCGATTCTGCAGGAGCAGCTTCTGCTCCGAGGTTCGCAACCATGCAGCCGCCTGAGCGACGGTTACGGAACGTGGGCCGTCCAACGGCATCAGTCGCCGGTAGTGCCGTCAACGAGCACGCGGAACGCGTTGTCGACCAGCACCTTCGAGTCGTTCCGCCAGATGGCGTACAGACCCCGCTGCCCGGTCGGACGACGGTCGGCGCCGAACAGGTGCGGAACAAGTTCCACATCCATGCCGACCCGGTCCACGATCAGGAACTGGGAGAAGTCCCCGAACAGCAGGTACAGGTTCGTGGCCGTGCCCGGAGACGCCATCGCGGACGCCTCGTAGGCGTTGTACCCGAGAAGCTGCGCCGGCTGTCCTGCACCGATGCGCTCCCACAGGTCGTGACCGTCGTTGTCAGCGAACTGCCGGATCTTGTTGTACACCGACTTGTTGGCAAGGAACGATGCACGATCACGGAAACGGACCGGCAGCTCCTCTTCGAGCTTGTAGACGTCGGAGTCAGCGAACGTTCCGCCGGTCCCCTCCGCCACATGCGAGGTGGACGAGTCCAGGGTGGTCGGGATACCGCCCGGCTGCTGGCCGGTGGTCCCGTCACCCGTGATGAACGACGCCGCTTCCTCGACGTCCTTGGCGTCCGCAAGCAGACGGGACATCTCGGACCGCAGCTGTGTCCAGTCCTGGTCGACCTCGATGGAGAACGGGATGAACCCGTGGACCCGCTTCGGGGTGACAACCGGCTGGGCCAGCGTCGGCGAAGCCTCAGCAACCTGGGCGGCCTCGGCCGCACGGGTCACGGTCACACCAGCGGACGTGACACCCTGCCACGCCTTCGTGGTGATCTGCTCCACACGGGCGATCCGACGAAGCGGGTTCGTCGCACCATCGTTGGTCAGGATGATGGTCGGGTCGAGCGCGAACGGGACGGCATACCCGCCCTTGTTGTTCGTGCCGACCGCCAGGGCACGCTGCTCCTCCGGGGTCAGCCCACCGGTGGACAGCTGCTCGAGGGCCTTCCCGAACGCCCGCTCGTACAGCGGGGAACCGGTCGCCAGAAGCCGCTGTGCCAGCGTCCCGTTCTTGTCGTCGATGGTGTCGAGCAGCTGCTCGGCACGGGTCTGTGCGTCCTCGCGGTTCGCGCCGCTGTAGCGGGCAACCTCGATGGCACGCTTCGCACGGTCCCGGTAGATGGCAGGCAGGTCCTCCACCGACCGGGCCTCGGCCCGTGCTTCGGCGAAGTCCCAGATGTTCTTGGTCTGGATGTGGACGGCTGGAGCGGTCGGCTTGTGCCGCTCCACACGCGCAGAATCCACGGCGCCTTCCACAAGTGCGGACACACGGCTACGGCGCTCTTCCGTTTCCTTGATCGCCTTCGCGTGCCGCTCGTACTCTTCGTTGAGCGAGTCCCACTCTTCACGGATGTCATCCGAAAGGACGTCACCCCGGAACTCAACTTCGATGGCTTGGAGGCGGGCCTTGATCTCGTCCTGACGAGCCGCCCGCTCCTCGATGGTCATCGTGTCTGCCACGATGTCCTCCTTGGTGGGTTGGGTTGACGCAGACTGGTTGTCTGCGGGAACCGTCGAGTGGCGCGGGGCCGGGTCAACGGGTGTTTCTTCAGCGGGCGGCTCAGAGGTGTCCTCGCGGACGGGCTCCTCGTCGGTGCTGACATCTGTTGGCGGCGGAGGTGGAACGGGCTTCTCCTTCAGCCGCTGTTCCATCCGGACCGCAAGCTCGTTCCTAACGCCGACCTCGGTCGCGTCGTAGGCGGGGAACACCACCGGGCCGAGTTCGGGCATCGCAACCTCGAGCAGAGTCCGGCCAGGGACGTCGTCCCCGAACGTCTTTGCCCACTCGGCGTCGTCGTCGTGTTCGTCACGGATCGCCCGGAACCGGAACGACATGCCGTTCACGGCACCGTCACGGATCGCGTCACGGATCGGTTCGACCAGCCAGTTGTCGGACAGGCGGGCACGCACGAACAGGCCGCGGTCGTCCTCACGTAGCGACGTGATCGTGCCGAGCGGGATAGATCCGATCAGGGGGTGGGAGCCGTGATCGAACTGCAGGACCGGGGTGCGGGCCTTGATCGTGCGGGCAAACGCGCCGCGGGCGATCCGCTCCGCGAACCGGCCTTCCCACGAGTCGATCATCGTGGGCTGATCCCACACCGCCGCATACCCCTCAAGGGTCAAACCGTCATCGCCGGCACGGGTGACCTCGAACGGCACCATCCTCTGCACATACTTCGGATCACTCATCGCCGTCACCTTTGTCCGCAACGTCTCCGTTGTCGGGCTTCTGCAGTTGCACCGACGTCATGCCGCTGTGCTGCAACGCCGACACGTCCAACGTGTCAACCGCAGTCTTGACCGTCTCCGGGTCCCAACCGCCATCCACCAACGTCCTCATCGCCTGAGCACGCAGCTGGAAGATCTCGGCTTCGTCCTTAGAATCTTCCCGCAGGAACGCGATGTCTCGCGTGTCGAACCACAGGTGGACCGACCCGTCCGACGGCACCCGCATGATCGTTTCCAACGACTCTGCAGCGTTCCGCCACAACGGACGCATCGTCCCATCAGCAAACCGTCGGCGTGCCTGCGCATAGTTCGAGTAGGTCGCCGCCTGCAACCCCTCAGAGAACCCGGCGATCACCGGCGGGACACCCGCAGCCGCTGCCAGCCGTGTCTCCCCCGCACCTGTCGTCGCCGCGAACTCCAGCTCTCGGAAGTCCTTCCCGATCATCACCGGGTCAGCGCCACCACCCAGAAACAGGGTCTTGTACGCATTCGACCATCCCTGATGTTCGTCCTCCATCAGCTCCTTGAACGCCTTCACACGTTCCATAGTGACCGTCGGGTCGAACTTGATCGCCAGGTTCGGGGTCGCCGCGTTCTGGAAAAACTTCGACTTATGGCGTGTCGCCAAACTGTCCGAATGAACGTCAACCATCACCGGCGTGATCCACGACATGCCACGGAAGTGGGAATCAGGATCAGGGATCGGCGCGTAATGCGCCACCTCGCCAGGCAGAAAAATCTGTCCCCGACCTGTTCGGTTCGGCCGATACCAGTACCCCGCCACCTCCACGTCAGCAGCCTCAGCCGGCCGATCCTGGTTCTCCTGCGACCCGAGGATGATGGTCGTCCACTCAGGACGCAGCACCGACAGCCGGTCCCGCGACACCCGACGCACGAAAGCATTCCCCGTCAACGAAGCGTGCTGCTCCATCCGAGACAACAGATCGCCCGTCGTCCCACCAGGCCACGGACGCTCCAGCACCCGCAGGTCTTCCGACCCGAACAGGTCCGTTGGACGGCCCCGCTCATACCGGCGCCACGCGAACCGAGCTTCAGCAAAGACCAGCATCCGCGCCAACACCAACGAGAACACCGGACCGTTCACCCGATACGCCGCAGCCGCCGAATCCAGAACCTGCTCGGTGGTCGTGTCACCCCATGACGTCGACAACATGCCACCCGACAACGACGCCTGCTGGAACAGATCCATGTACCCGTCCAACGACAGATCAGACCGTTCCTCAGAGGGTTCGCTGTGGCGCAACCGCTGGAGCAGATTCACGTGTCATCTCCAACGTCGATCAGCAACGCAACCGCCGCCAACATCCCGATCAGCCCTGCCACCGCCGCCGCAACCCGCAACGACCCCGACATACCCCACACCGCAAGCCACAGGCAGGCAACCGCAGTCCACACCCCAAACACGTCAGACACGCCGGCTCCT